TAATATACGAATTATTCAACAAACAACTCTGTTAAATTAATAATCTGTTGATTATACGGGGTAGATGTAGGCCAGCCAGCAGCAGTATACAATATATCTACAGCTGAACCTATGACCTTTTTAAACATTAATTCGGTATCTACAGGAAATAACTGCTTAATATCTTCTGGAAGATATTCCTTATATGCCATAGTATGTGTTTTATATCTATTCGGCATACAATAATACCACTTGATTTTATCACCACTCGCAATCTTTTCATACTTATCACTAAGGGATAACTGATCAAGCATTAGATTATAGTAGTATGCACTCTTAACATGAACAGGCATACCTTTTACAGTTTTAAACCCATCACATTGATTAGCGCTCGTCTCATAATCAGATATACCGCGGGTAGTAGCTATATCCTCAACATCTAACTTCTTATATTCGTCATACACTTTAGTGTAAACTGTATTTGTCTCATTAAGAGATTTTGTTTGTAGCATGGTTTCAGCTACTCTCTTAATAAAAGGTTTCAGTTTTTTAGGTACTGAAGTCGTAACTACGGATATACCTATATATTTGTATTTGTCTGTAGGTATACCTTCATCATCCAACACATGCGCAATATATCGCTTCTTTTCAATAAATAGTGCAGTATCACAAATAGTTTCTCTCTTAAAAACAAATCTAGGATCTATCGTATTAAGAGTTTTCTTAGCCCAAGCGGTAATGTTTACACTTAAATAGTCTTCTAATTCTGTACACACTTTATACATTTCCGGTGTCACTTTTCCTTTAACTGATGTTTCCCATTTATTTGATAACATAATAGGAGCCACAGAGATATAAATTGAATCCGTATCACCTCCCACAACTATAGGCATCTTAGTATCTACTTTGTATACATCTCTTACGAATCTTTCACTAATAGCTGCTGCTTCTTTGGCTACTGCTTGACCGGTTAACGTAATACTTCTAGCAAGATCCGTATCACCTAACGGACTAAAACGATTACCCCAGTATCCGTACATACTATTGATGAGAATCTTAATAGTATGCTGACTAACATTGAGATGATCAGCTGTAGACTTCCATTTATTATACTCATCAGATCCTTTATCACTAGTTGCTAGATGCTTCTTAGCAACTTTTAATTCCTTTTTAAGCTCTACACGCTCATTATATAGTTTCTCAATAATTTGAGGTACTAAACCTCGTTTTTTCTGTGTAAACATTACATTTGCTCGAGATATAGCAACTTGTTCACTCTTAATAAACTGTATAAACTTCTCTGGTGAAAGCGAGTATTCCTTACCTGTAATACTGAGAATACGAACTTCAGTGTCTGTTTTTTCTATAATTTTACCTAATTTAGTTTCCGGTGATAGATTAAGTGTAATCATTGTATTAGGATACAATGAATTAGCATCAAAACTTACAATTGAATCATGTAGACCTCTAATAGGTTCACGAACATACCCACCTTCAATTTCACCTTCTAAATCATCTTCAAACGTAGGAATTACTCTACCTTCTTCTGAAGCTTTTAATGCAATACAACCAGTAACAACTGATAAGGTGCCTAATGCCGCTTCTAATGGTGTTAACCCCGTATATGCTAACTTTCTAGTTAATTGAATATAGTTTAGTTTATTATCTAGATGTACTAATAGATCAACGTCAACAATATTATAATCAACGAATGTTTTCCAATCTTCATCAGCTAGAGTAGTTAAGTTTCCATATTTATACTTAACTTTATTCATTCCTACTTCAATTTCAGCTATAGCATCAAGTTTGTAACTCTCGCGTTTTTCAATGGTGAATTTCTTATATAATTCCATGTAGTCAAGACATGAAATACCGTAAATTACCCACTTTGTAGTGGGTTTACCGAACGATCCCATGAATTGTTTTTCGAATATAGCACCTACCGGAGATAAACGCTTAGCATGATTTTCTCCTAATACTCGTTTTATTCTATTGATAATGTATGGGATATCAAACCCCTCACAATTATGCGTTTTTAATCCGTTACATATAAAATAGTTCGTTTCAGTGTGTATATCACACATTTCTACTATTTCATCAGTTTTTACAACATCTGTAATTCTAACAAGATAATAATCATCATACAGATACCATTTAATTTTCTTTGATGGGGTATTTTTCTTATTAAACCATGTCAAGCTGTTAATTTTATCTTTTCTGTTTGTGTGTATTAATCTTTCTTGAACTCTATTAATAAACTCACGGTTTTGATCTATTGCATTAATAGATACATAATGACCGGTTTTATTAGCAATCACCCCGTTCCATTGTAGTAACTCTAAGATCTTATTAAGAGCGTGTATATCATACTTCTCGTAGTTACAAATACACATTGCATGCTCCTCTATCCAACCATCACCATCAACCATACCAGCGATAAAACTGATAAATTCATCATACGAGCATTTAGATAGAGCTTCTACATCTAACTCTTTTTTTGTTCCATTATGTATAATAGGTAACCATACTGTATTAAATTCTTCTGATGGTGATATAGATTTATAAAAATTGCCATCAGAATTTACAGCTTCATATGAACCGCTAAGATTTTTATCCATGCAAAGATTAACAATATTGGTGTAACCTTCACATACATCTTTATACTTCGACGAATATCTAATATGCTTACGTTTTACGTCTACCGTACCGTCGGTATATACAAACCCGAGTAATTGAAACCATTCCCGTTTTGTATTATATCCAATATTTAAATTCTTACGTATAGGAATCTTTACATAAAAATCTAATAAATCTTTCCCTTCATATATATCATTAAACGTTACATCTTTTATATTACGTTCAAGAGTCGCTGGATATTTATATTCATCCTTAAATTTATAATATACAGGAAATCTATGATCTTCAGAACAGTATATTCTATGTCCAAATTCAGATTCAAAATAACACTGCTTCTTCTTACCGGTATTAACGCGGTTCAATACTCTACCATTATCATATAATTGATCATCAACGGATAGTTTATTAATGGTCGTAATTCTATCATTTAACCACACTCTCTGATCTTCTCTTACGCAATTCCATCCACTAAAGACATCCGGATAATTTTTCTCCCAAAATTGAAGAAAACTTTCTAGTAGTATCGATTCAGTCTCACACCTAGTATAAACTAAATCAGTTCTAGTATGATCATAATCTTTCTCTAATCCCCATGTGTAAAACTTCTTAGTAATCGTATCATACAGAGTAATCAAATTAATACGATCTTTAGCTTCTTTTGGTGTAGGAAAACCACCCTTACTATACACCTCAATATCCAAAAAGAATACCCGAAGTGCAAATTTCATGAAATCTGGTGTAGCGTTTTGAACACCGAAGTGATCAATTAAAAATTGCTGCTCACACCCAAGATTATGATAAATTCTCGTTGCTCCATCTTTAATGGATCTTAATCGATCAAACTGCTTATTAAATACTCTCTTCTTAAGCGGTCCACCAAATATGCTATAAGCATCTGGTTCATTGGCGGTATCTACATAATAATACGGGTGGTATGTATGTCGCTCAGTAATCGGTACACCTTGGGCGTCCCACGTGTATAAGACCATCTCTCCGTCTGAATAATTATAGTAAATGTTACGATACATACCAATATAGTATGTATCGTAAATTTATTAATTCAAGCAATATAAATTTACATATTCATCAATATGATCTTCTAACCATCTACCCTCTGCAAAGTTACGAGATTTTTTACTTAAGTCTAAGTATGTAGCTTCATCCTTCATCACCGATACTATTCTACTAATTAATTCATCACCGGTATTAAATTTTAGTATTGCATCCTTATATGTAACTATATCTTGACATACACACGGGATACCTAATGCACCAGCTTCAGTAATTTTTATATCACTTTTTGATCGGTTAAACTCATTATCCATCAATGGTGCAAATGTCATATTAACATTTAGACTATCCATTAATGCTGGATATTCGTTTAACGGACACCAAGGATGATACTCGATGAGTTTATTGTTGATGTAGGGTTGTAATTTTAGCGGTTTACCTCCAACAACTACCCACTGTATATCTCTACAAGTCTTAATTATAACATCATTTACATGCGTGAAGTCATCTTGTTGATTATTCTGATTCTTTACATCGATGTGAGTACTGGATGCGAATACACCAATTCTAGGTTTACGTTTGAATTGATGATACCGCGCTTCTATTTTCTCGGGCGTATAAAACCGATCAAACCAGAACTTAGGCATATAATTTGGTATATATGATACATTAGGATGACCGGTAACTTTAGCATAATAATCCCTCATATACTCACTAACTACTGTTACTTTATCACATAGAGATATAGCCTCTAAGGAACAACGCTCTACCTCCGGTGTATCGAATGCACGTCTACATCCATTATATTGTGGAATATCCTTACGGAATATAACATCATCAACCTCATATAGTAATTTCATACCATTACTATTTGAAATTGATTTAAGGTGTTGAAGAAATTTAACCTGTGGTGCTGTTGCCTGTCTTTGAACTCTAACAGATTTAACATCTGTATAGTACCTAGGGTCGAAAATCATAGCAACCCCGCTAGTAACAACACCCTTTTGATATATGTTGATCATATACTCAGGCCAAATCATCCGCCAAAAACCGCAACCACCAAAATCAGCAACAAAATTTACAGCCCTCTTTATACCGCTGTTACTATTGATTATATTACCAAGATTTAAATTAGGTATACCGGGAGGCATACCGATTTGCGGTAATGGGTTGTTAGGTATTAAAAAATTTGGCATATTAACTATTATATTCAACCGTACTTAGGTTAATATACCAAAAAATCAAAGGTGTAACTAACTACACTCTCTTAGTAATACCATTATGTTTTTCTAGTGTAATTACTTCACCGGTCACAGACTTTAAACTCTCCTTTCTGTGACTAATAACATATACAGCTTCATTGTTTGTTATAACACGCTCTTTTAATATATCA